TTCAATATCTCTTCGTTAAGCTCAAACGCAATGCGCCTGACCGAGTCCAGCAGCTCTCTGAGGTCGGCCACCGTGTTCATCTCCCGCTCCAGCGCCTGCTTGAGCAGCTCAATCTGGTGCTGGAAGTTGCGGATCTCGCCGTTGGCCTCTTGGCTGTCACGCACAGTGCCCTCGTCGTCGCGGAACAGTTTGACGTAGCTGACATGCATCATTTTTGCTCCAAGAATTTCAACATCAACCACAACACAATCAGGGTCAGCAAGGATCCCATCAACATGAGTGCTACCACCCAAAAAACAGTCATCAACATGATTGCACCTCCAATGCCCAGTGTAAAAGCGCCAGCGCGTCTGCCTCATTGTCGTCAGTGACAGGATGGCCAAGCAGCTGCATGGCCTCGACCATGTCGTGCTTGCCTGCGTTGCCCCTCCCCGTCGCGTGCTTCTTGATTGTGCCCACCGGCACGCCTTGGTAGGGGATCTTGTGGTGCTCACACCATGCTGTCAGCGTGGCCATCAGCCCACCGTAGACATGCGCTGAGTCAGTTGACGCATGCCTGCGCACCTCCTCAAAGTACACCGCCTGCAGCTCGCCACCGACCGTGCCTTTGAGCTCACTGAGCCACTGCTTGAAGCGCAAATAACGCATGCCCCCACCTTCGTACCTGCCGGGTTTGAAGCTGGCCCAGCCATGCACAATGCTGCCGTCCATGGGCCTGCATGCCCAGCCCGTGGTGGTGCCCAAGTCCAGTGCCAATATGGTTTCATTCATGGCCCGAGCTCCGCAGGCTTGTCGCCCGTGGCCACCAGCGCCAGCTCAATCAGGTACAGCGGTACAGGTCGGCCTTCACGCACCCTGTCCAACAACTTGTGTGCTTCTTGTGGTGTCATGGCTGGCGCACCCCAGAGAGGAATCGCTGCAGCCGGGGCTGGAGCTCACCGTAGCGGGGCGCGAGCTGCTCACGCACACACTGGTCAATCAGGGATGACACGCTGCGGCCTTGGTCAACAGCTGCCTTGTCAAGCAGCTCCCGCGTGGCAGGGTGCAAGCGCATGAGAAAAGGTTTGAGTTTAGGTTTCATGGGCGCTGAGTGTATATCTACCTGATACCGCCTGCCCAGCCAAATGTGTTGTATTAGGGTAACTCCCTAGAAAATACTTGGTTTGGGTACTTCCAAAGCGATATACAAACCGTGCTATGATTCGCTCATGTTCAACAGGCAGATAAAGCCTACAGGAGTTCAACATGACCACACTAGCCCAACAGATCCAAGACATCGAGCGCCAGCTCCTTGTCATTGAGCACACAGCTGCCAACTACATCGGCGGTGACAAGGCCTACCACTCTGGCCAACAGACCTTCTTGAAGCCTGCAGCACAGCGCAAAGTTGACTTGCTCAACAAGAAGCTGGACGCATTGCTTGACCAGTGCGAGGCTTGATCATGTCCACCAAATACGTCGCCTACTACCGCGTTTCCACCGACCGCCAAGGCCAGTCAGGCCTCGGCCTTGATGCCCAGCGTGCAGCTGTGGCCAAGCACATCGCCGCCGCCGAGCTGGTTGCCGAGTTCACCGAGGTCGAGTCTGGCCGCAAGAACGACCGCGAGCAGCTGGCCGCTGCACTGGCCACCGCCAAGAAGGCCAAGGCCACCTTGGTGATCGCTAAGCTGGACCGCCTCGCCCGTAACGTGCACTTTATCTCTGGCCTGCTTGAGTCCGGCGTGCCCTTCGTCTGCGCCGACATGCCCGAAGCCGACCGCACCTTCCTTCAAATGATGGCCGTGTTTGCTGAGTGGGAAGCACGCAAGATCAGCGAGCGCACCAAGTCAGCGCTGGCGCAGGTCAAAGCACAGGGCCGCACCCTTGGCTGCCCCACACCCCAGATCGGCTCAGCCATTGGCGTGGCCAAGATCCAAGCCAAGGCCGACAGGTACGCCGAGCGCGTTGGCCCCATCGTGCGCGACATCATCACCAAGTCTGGCGCCGAAACCATGCGCGACATCGCAGCAGCCCTGCAAGCACGCGGCGTGGCCACACCACGCGGCAACACCAACTGGAACGCCAGTCAGGTGTCCAACCTCTTGAAACGCATCTAAGGAGCGAAACCATGAAGCAAAAATTCAACACCGGCAAAGTGATCATCGGCTCAGCTCATGAGCCTGCCCTCACCCCAGAATCAGACCCTGACATGCTGCGCCTGCAGCGTGCCTTGCTGCCACCACCGCACAAGCTCGAAATCAGAGCAGCTGCAGCTGCCGACATAGCCCTGTATGTGGTGTCAGCCATCGCGTTGGTTGTGATCATCTTCGTATGAAGGTTGGCCAGATCCTGAGAGATGCGCAGCTCGACCTGTTTGAGCAGCGCGATGCCGACTTCTTGGCACGCTGCCGGGTAGTCGCTACCGAGGTCTGCCGCCAGCATGGCAGTGTCAGTATCAATGATGTGCGCGAGCGAGTCCAGATCCCCGCGCACCTCCACCCATCTGTTCTGGGCGCGGTCTTTCGCACCAAACAGTTCGTCAAGGTTGGCCTTGTTGAGGCCAATCACCCCCAAGCGCATGCCAGAGTGGTGCGTGTTTATCAACTACAGGAGTAAGAAAATGGCAGGCAAACTGACCGACGACAAAGCAATGAGCGCATCGCGCTTACCCGGCCTGATGGGCTTCAGCAAATACAGCACACCCAATGATGAGCTGCAGTTCAGCATCAACGCCATTGACGGCAAAGAGCGCCCCGACATCGGCAACGAGGCCATGGGCTGGGGCAACACCTTGGAGCCGGTCATCCTGGTTGAATCAGCCAAGCGCTTGGGGATCACCGACTATGACACCCAGATCGGACACGCCTACACCCACAACGCTGTGGCCCTGTCGTGCTCGCTGGATGGCATTGGCTTTGGCCTTGGCCAAGAGATCTTCACCGACCCCGACAAGGGTATCTATGTGGTTGGCCAAGACTCAATCATTCTCAATGGACCCGGCGTTCTTGAAGCCAAACTCACCAAGACCATGCCCGAAGATGTGCCCCACCTTGCGCGTGGCCCAATCCAGCTGCAAGGCCAGATGCTGATCACTGGCCACAAGTGGGGCGCGGTGTGCGTGCTGTACCAAGGCATCGAACTGCGCGTGTTCTTGTTTGCCCCGCATGACGACACGCAAAAAGCAATCATCAAAGCTGTGCTGGCCTTCGAGCACAAGCTGCAAACCTACCGTGAGAGCGGTGCCATTGACTGGTACCCGCCTGAGACAAGCAAGGAGATGGATCGCATCTACCCGCAGGCCGTGGCCAAGGAAGAGATATCCCTTGACATGCAGGCCGAGCGCTTGGCCGAGCAGCTGCTGGCTGCCAAGTCTGTGGTCAGAGAAGCCGAGGCCTCAATTGACAACGCTGAGAAGCAGATCAAGGAGCTGATGGGGCAGGCCGAGCGTGGCCGAGCTGGCCGCTTTGTAATTAACTGGCCCATGCGCAACTATAAGGCGGCAGCCGAGCGCTTGGTGCCAGCCAAGGAAGCCTACTCTGTGCGCCAGTCCACGCTGACCATCAAGGAGCAGTCGTGAACCTGCAAGGCAGGCTCGACATCCAGCAGGCCTACGACGCATTTGTCGTGGCCATGCTCAATGCCACCGGCTGCACCGAGCCACAAGCCGAGGCCTTTGTCGAGGCTATGGCCCACCTGATTTTCACCACCATGCAAACCTACTTAACTGAGAGAGATCCAAATGGAACTAACCACCACTAACCGGGGCTTTGCGCCAGCCACCCTCACCGAGGCCATTCAATTCAGCGACATGCTGGCCAGCTCCAGCATGGTGCCTAAAGCCTACCAAGGCAAGCCCCAAGACATTCTGGTCTGCGTGCAGTGGGGCTATGAGATGGGGCTGGCACCCATGCAAGCCCTGCAAAATATTGCTGTGATTAACGGCAAGCCATCGGTCTACGGCGATGCCATGATGGCGCTTGTGCAGGCCAGCGCAGTCTGTGAAGACGTTGAAGAATTCTTTGAAGGCGAAGACACACCCAACCCGGTAGCCGTCTGCGTGGCCAAGCGAAAAAATCGCAAGCCAGTGATTGCCAAGTTCAGCCTTGAAGATGCCAAGCGAGCTGGTCTGTGGGGCAAGCAGGGCCCGTGGTCGGCATATCCGAAACGCATGATGCAAATGCGAGCTCGCGGCTTTGCGCTGCGCGATGCCTTTCCCGATGTGCTCAAGGGCTTGATCAGCGCCGAAGAGGCAGCCGACTATCCTGATGAGGCCAAGCCACGGCCAGTGGCCAAGCCAGCCAACCCGCTGGATCTGGTGGCCAAGCCGGAGCCGGTGGCCATACCTGTGCAGACCAGCGATCCGGTCATTATTGAAGCAGCGCTGGCCGACACGGTTGAGCCAGAGCTGGTGACAGTGCAAGCTGAAGCTGAAGAGCTGCAGCCTGCTGATACCGTGGCGCGGTTTGGGTATGCCTTGATGGTGCCCGGCAAGGAAGAGGCCTTCTCAATACATGATGACTTGGATCAGTGGGCAGATGCCTACGAAGATCTGGCCGACAAGACAGCCAGAGCTGGCAAGCGGCCTGCACGCGAGCGCATGACCGCGCTGAAAGAACTGCGCTTGGCCAACGAAGACACCATCGGGCGCATTGACATGGTCAAGCGGATCAGGCACACAGCCAGCTACAGCCAGCGCATCAAAGCGCTGGGTGCATCGCAGGGTTAAGCTACCAAGCCTGTCAAGTATTGAGTCTTACCTGCCACCTTGGTGGCGGTGAGCTCTTGCTTTTTGAGGTTGGCTGGATCGTATGACACATGCACCCATCCGCTGTCTGGAATGCCGGGTGTGTAGAACTCAAGAATGAGCTGCGTGTACTCAAGGTTGTCCATGATCCACTGCGCCAGATCGGCATTGGCCACGCCGGGTATCTCAATATCGGCTGCTCGGCCAAGGCAATGGTCTGAGGTCTTCGACCCTCCGACCGCTGCATTCGACTCAGGACTGCGGAACCCAGAGTTCACCTTGACACCCTTGCCGTAGTGGTCGCGCACAGGCTGCAGCACCTTCTCGCACAGCAGGCGCAGGGCCTCAGTCTCAGCTTCACCGGGTGTATTGTCAAAGCCCATGCGCAGGGCTGTCTCTGACTTGGTCAGCTCATGCAGGGAAAAATTAGCGGTTAGGTTCATGGTTTCCTTTCAGTTGTTGGCCAAGAGTTGGTCAGGGTTCTTGAATCAGTGGCGTGTCCATCAGCTTTTGTCGCCAGCTCTTCAAGAGCTGCAGCACACTGGTCGAATAAGGCTG